CATTATATCATTCCACTGATTTGAGGTCTTAGATTTTCGTTTATCTCCGTCACAGACATATCGCCCACATCTTTTTTGTCTAGCTTGGGAAAATGTAGGTTAAAAAGTCTGCCACATTTCTCTTTAATAGAATCAGCCGCTTTTCTGCCCGGTTCATCATTGTCTGTGAGAACAATAATATTCAAAGCGCCAGACCTCTCTATACTGATTTGCTGGTAGTCAGTCAAGTGGCATCCAAATATTCCTACGGCATTTTTGATGCCAGCCTCCCAGAGCCTCCAAACATCCCCCTGCCCTTCTACGAGGATGATTGTCTCGGTTTTTTCTACACTGTCTTTTGCCATTGAGTAATTGTACAGATGGGCGCCGGAATTGAAGCCCTTACTGTTTATCCATTTCTGCATAGCGGGGTTGTCCTCAAGGCTGCGCCCAACGCAACCCACCATGTATTGATGAGACTCGTCGTATACAGGGACCACAATTCTATTATACATCAGTTTGTTGGAATTGAGACAAATTCCTACGTCGAATGTGTCGAGAGTTTCCTCAAGATACCCTCTTTTTAAGTAGAATTCTACCGGTCTTTGTAAACCCTGCCTAACAATGTCTCTGGGAACACCCTTTTGTGAAGATTTGGATTCTTTTAATAGGCTGTTTGCACAGGCAATAAAAGAGGTCTTTTCCATGTGCTCCATGTCAACTTTCATATCATCCAATGACGAATCAATAAACTGACAAGCAAGATTTATCGTTTCGGAAAAAGTTGCCTCTCTGTCTTCTCGGTGACTAATAACCCCACGAATAAATCCTAGCATCGTGTTAACATATTTCTTTTCACAATGATTAGTCCAACAATACCAATTACCAGATACGTTATCTCCAGATGTGAATATGGTAAGAGCATCACGCTTGTCGCCGCCATGTACGGGACACGGAGCCGATATGCGATTGCCGTATTGGTCGTATTCTATGCCAAAGAAATCTAGAATATCCTCTATTCTTTCAGACAATTTCTCACACAACACATCTATCTGTGCTTTAGATAGATTAGTCTGCGGTTTCAAATGGGATTTCTTCATCGTCATCATCGTCTTCATTTACAATAAATCCATCGTCTTTTTGTTTTGAGCCGCCCTTTTTCAATTCATTTCTTGTAACGTTCTCTGCAATTTGCGCGATACTACCGCTCATAGACATATTTATATAGTCACCGTCTTCTAAAGCAGGACCGTGTCTGGCAACAATTGGAACAAGTTTTTTGTTTCCAACCTCCGGGCCATCTTCAGCAATTTCTTCGTCGCTTTTGTTTTTGAAAATCGAAAAGCTTGTGCAGAGCCATATCAATCTATCGGACCCACTGACAACGTCTGTTGATTCTCTCGTGATGCCGTCTCGATTTAGCTGCACAAAGCTTAAACAGGGGCAATCATACTCCACACAAAAATTGTGTAAAGAGGTTATCTGAAATCCAAGCGCTTGGAATTCCTGTATGTTCGACAGAGAGTCCGCACTCATTAGTTTGAGATAATCGTAAATTATCAGGCAGTTATTAGTTCTTCCATTTTCGTCAAACCCCACCTCTTGCAGTATCCATCTGCGCATAATAGATAAGGTTTGTTCAAATGGACTTCCAGCTATGCTGACATATTTGTAGGGCATGCCTTTGAGGTGCTCTGCTGCGGCGTAGACTCGCTCTTTTTTTGTCGCATCTTGAGAATATTTTCCTGTTGATATCTCATTAATTTCAACGCCGCTTAAATTTGCTAGCACCCGATTCAGGTGGTCTTCCAAGGACATTTCGGTGTCTAGCATCAAGACGGGTATTTCAAGCTCCCCGGCTATGTGCAAGCCGACATTGTCTCCGAACATGCTTTTGCCAACCTTGGGTCTAGCGGCCACAAGGTCAACACACTTTCTTCTGAATCCTCCTCCAATTGCGGCGTCATATCTCGGATACCCGCTGGGTATCCCCATAATTGAAGATGGGTTCTCTTCCAAATGAAGCAGGTATTCTTCTACATTTTCCCCCAAAAAGGTCGGCTTGATGCTTTCGTTTGAGCCGAGAGACGAGGATAACTCAAAGATGGGATTTTCTGCGACCCCTATAATTTCACTAACGGTTTCGTCACCATTTATTTTGGAAATTTCATTGTGTATACTTGTTGCCTTTGCCTGTATAACCCTACCAATTTGCAGCTTTCTGATTTTTATCGCATGTTGTTTTACGTTTTGTAGTTTTATAGGAAAGTTGTAGACCGCCCTCAAGTGGTCCATAGACTTTTTATTATTAAGAGTATCCCCTAACGACAATTCGTTAGCAGCAGAAAGAATGGAGGCTATGTCAATTTCGTCCTGTGTAGCCAGAACTTTTTCAAGACACTTAAAAATTAGCTGATTTTCTTCTAAAACAAACGTCTCCGTTTCAATCAAGTCTTCAATTTCTAAATAAGATTCTGCCCCATAAGAACACACGCCCGACAATACAGCCCGTTCGGCGGCGGCGTTCATCAACGGTTTGTTCATATATCACCTATTACCAATGCATTTTGCGCATTTATAAAAATCGCGCTTATGTTGAGGGTTGACCATTTCTTCTTGGCCACAAACATGACATTTTTGCTTCATCTTTTTATAAGAAGACCTTTGCCTAGCAGTTGGTTTTACGTCATCATTTATTGCATCATACCCCGCTTCTGATGTATCAATTGTGCCGTCGTCAACAAACTTATTAACCCTGTTGCTTGACACCACGCTTCTGCTTGCTTTAGATTCACTCCTCGTACCTGCGATAAAATCATCCTCGTCGGAGTTCGGAGAAGACTGTTCGACAATCACTTCTGGGCTATCTGGAATCTCAATAGATTCTCCGGTAAGAAGCTCAAACCCCTCCGCAATTTTTGACATATCGTTTGACAATATGCCTTCTCTGATAGACTTTATAGCCTCAAGCAAGTGTCCTGTCATGAGTACTGTTTCCTTTTAGATAGCTCTATTAGCACGTCGCCCATCCTTCTAACGTCACGCATTTTATCTGTCAGCATGTCAACCCTCGCCGTGGCATGTGTTTTTATGTTATTAAGACTTCTAGCAAATTCATTGTCTTGAATTGCCTCGTAATATTTTTGTTCGTGTTTAGTGAATTTGTCTCCATACTGTTTCAGCATTGGAGAAATCACCCTGTTGATTGCGTCGGTAGCCCAGTGTAGCTTGACCAAATTGCTGTTGTACAAAGTCTGCAAATAGTCAGCGTAAGAAAAAAGAATGTAGGCGGCTGACAAGCATTGCTCTGAGCTTAGCGAGTGAAGAAGGGCAGAGTCATAGTTGAGTATGTTAACAACCTCGGGATTTATCTTCGTCAACCCAACGTGCTGGCTGTTAATATATTTTTCGGTTGCGTCAACAAATTTACCAAGCCTCTCCTTAGCGTTCAAGAATTGCTCGTTTCCAGTCATCATCATTGTCCGAATATTTAAGTGCGATTATCTTGATGTTGTTTATCGAACACCAATCAGCCTTGTCTCTGTCTCTGGCTTTGGCTTTGTAAAAATCTAGCTTTGTCTTATGAAAAAAGGGAACGTGTTCATAGTGCTGTCTGCCGTGTACTTCTACAACAAGGTCTCTATTGGGAATGTAGAAGTCGGCAAACAGAATGGAGTTTCTAGTCTGTGTTTTGCTACCGGGTAGAGATACTTCTTCAAGAATTGTATCTCTTGGGAAAAGCTCGCGGAGGAGCGCTCTGGCTCTCAGATGATTTTTTGAGCGAGGACGAGTTGCACTTTGTCGGGATTTGCTCTTGTATACCGGCCATTTGTAATCTTTACCGTCAAAGCCCTTGACTATCAAAGCATGGCCTTTAGGTCTTGTTCAAGAATTTTTAGAACAGGCTTATTCTTTTTCAGGAACTGATATAATTTTTCCTGTCCCTGAAATTTTAGAAATCTTATCTTTGCTTCCTCAGTATCATCAACCTCGTTTTCTTTAAGAAGAAAGGTAAGGTCTTTTTCGTGGTCTAGCATAAAATCACACGAATACCATGCGCCTCTTTTAGATATCAGCCCAAGGTCCGCTCCCAAGCTTAGAAGCTCTTGTACGAAATCCAAGCCAGTGCCATATTTAAGCCAGCTTTGACATTCTGTGTTGTTGGCTCCCATCGAGGAACAAAGAATACGCCAGTTAATCATTTGACCAACCTGTTTTGTCCCAACATCCCAAGGCTTTATGCTTTTGACTTCCATCCTTGTGTCTGCTTGGTATTGAATTTTTCTACCGCAGTCTGGCATTCTAGGTTTGCCGTAGCCGCTAGTATTTGCTATGAAGTGTGTGATAATTACTATGGTTGCTCTTTGCTGAGTAACGACATTAGAAAGCTTGCGACAAAAAGATGCCAATATTTTCGGAAGACCGGCCCTAAAAGTTCCGCTTATATCTTCTGTTAGTTCTCGGTCTGGAATTAAAGAAGATGTTGAGTCAATTATGCAAACACAGCGATAGAAGTCTTTGCTGGTTATAAGTTTGATGGCTATATCTAAAAACTGTTCTGCACAGAGAGGCTCTTCATCTGAATGCACGATTCGCATTTTCTCTTTGTCTAAACCGTCAATGCCATCAAGGTTCATGGCTTTGAGTCTGCCCTCACCGTCGAGATAGATTATCGGACGTGCGCCATTTTCTTCTTTTTGGCAGTTGGCTGCTATTTGTAGGGCCGTGGTTGTTTTGCCAGTCTTGGGGTCTCCGGTAAGCAGAACCCAGCTACCCTCTTTCAAACCGCCGCCCAGAGCTATGTCTATGGAGGGGCTAACAGGCAGAGTATCAAAGTCATTTCTTTCTTCAAAAACCTCCGTCCCACTGGAGATAACTTTCCCGTGTTTCTTAATTATATCCTTGGTAGTAGCATCGCTAAACGTCACCATCTAATTCCCTTAGCTTTTGAAGATTACTTTTTTGCCCGAAAGGTTTTCTGGGCGTAGCAGAAGACGAGGCTGGCTTGACAACAGACTTTGTCTCGTCTTGCTTTTTTAGAATCTCAACCTGTTCCTCTATCATTTCCTTAAGGCTAGGAAATCTAAGAGAGTATATTTTTTGACCCCGCTTGCTTTTTAGAGCCGCTATTATTGCCCTCTCGTCGTATTCATCAACCAGCCTGTTCGCAGCAATAATTTGTAGCTGGTATGTTTTCTTCCACTTGCCGGTGTTCCAAAATTTATACGCTAGGCTTCCCTCATTACTATTCTCTGCCATTCGCTGGCACATCATCTCGGCTATATATTGCGCTCCAGTACAGTAATCTCCAGTTGAAGGAGATTTGTATCGGCTCAAATCTGTACGTTTTTCTGTCATCACACGTCGATTGTAGGTTTGGCTATCAAAGAAATGCCAGCGCTATCTGGGTTTCTGTTTTCTGACCACTCTCTTTTCAGTTCTGGAACAGTCCAATGACCAACATGGAGATTACCATCGTTTAAAGTACCCGCTATGAAACCATGATAGGTATCGTCTCCAAACATAAACCCACCTGCGGTTTTTCTAAAATAGAAACCGTCAAGATTTTCACCCACCGTAACCACGTTGGTTCCATTTTGTAGAATCATCTTGACGATATGCAAACCGTTTTCTTTGCAATACACGCCAAGGCGCTCCCACGCAGAGGGAGGGTCTATATCAGGTCTGGCATCGTCTTGATAAACCTGAGTACCGTCAGATAGAGTGCATGTCCACACCGTCCCCGTATCGAACAGCTTGGCCATATATTCGTCTACTTGTGTACAAATCATTGACTTTTAATCGTAGTTACTGCCCCGGTATACCTAGCACCCAAGTCTTTAGACTTTCCTCTGCTTTCATCGCCAACTTGAGAAGCAGCCTCTGTCATAGTCGTAGAGCCTTTTTCGTTTCTCGCCATCAGAGCACCGGCGCGTGTGGTGGGAGCGGAATCAGACTTGCTTTCTGTAGAATGTTCAGTTGAAGGTTTGACGTTATCTATATGAGACTGAACAGATTTTTGCGTTCTATTCAATTCTTTTGATAGTGCCTTTTTCCCCAACTCTGTATTGTGTTCGATATAGAACTTTTCAACCTTGGTTAGTGGACCTTTCTTGGTCATTATAAAACCTCTCTTTCCGATTGTAGAAAATATCTTTGGTTTCTGGTCTTTAAATATTTGGAATACAGACTGAAGGCTTTTTCAGAAACCTTTCTATATTCTAAGTCTACGACCTTTTCTCTTCCAGAGTACATGCCCCATGGGTCAAACATTTTTCCATGATAAAATTTAACAAAACAGGACACTGTTTCGCCGTTATCTTTTACGGTCTTCTTGCAATAAGCCTTCTTGTCTTCCTTGTCCACTTCCGCCATTTTAGCTGTGTATGCTATTATAGCATTTTCTGGCACGTCTGTCAACCCGAAATTTTCAAATTCTTTGTCTTTGTTAGTCATTAGTTTATATCTCTCTAACATACACTATTATTAAATCGTCAGAAGTGTCTATGTTTGTCAAATTCATGCCTTCACCCGGCCCTACATAGAACTCGCCATGAATCTCATGAATAAAGCTGTCATCAGACTTGTTATCCAAGGA